AAAGAAATGGTAAATGGACCTGCACATTATGGTGGTGCGGATAATCCATACGAAGTAATAAAAGTGTGTGAAGCTTGGGGATTAGATTGGGATGCATATCTTTTCAACGTAGTAAAATATGTCGCAAGGGCGGGAAAAAAAGATGACACAAAAGAATTGGAAGACCTCAAGAAAGCTGCTTTTTATTTAGACCGTAAAATTAAAAATTTAGAAAAATGATAATTTGGTTAACAGGACAACCTGGTGCTGGTAAGACAACAATTGCAAAAGAAATTGTTAATTTACAAAGTAGTGCAGATTGGATTAATATTGATGGTGACGACATCAGGGCGATTTTTGATAACAAAGATTATTCTGAACAAGGTAGAAGAAAGAACATAGAACTTGCCCAACAGATTGCATTATTTTTGCATAAGAAAGGTAGGAATGTTGTTGTTTCGTTAGTGTCACCATACAAAGACCAAAGAGATGATTTCAAAATCAAAGTCGGAGAAAATATTTTTGAGGCTTATGTTCATACAACTGAAATCAGAGGAAGGGAAAACTTCCATGTTCAAAACTATGAACCACCAACAGAATGGTTTGTAAATGTTTCTACCGACAATAAAACAGTTCAAGAGTGTGCGGAACAAATAATATCTTATTTAATTTAACATGGAGAAGATACACGTAGAAGGAGACCCAAAATTAAAAAACAACTCTGGTAAACAATATTCAATGTTTATTGGTAGATGGCAACCTTGGCACGCAGGGCATAGATGGCTAATTGACCAAAGATTAAAGGAGGGTAAAAATGTTTTAATTTGTATTAGGGATATAAAACCAGATGAAAAAAATCCATTCACGGCAAATCAAGTACATTCAAACATAGTTGTTGAATTGTTGGATTTAATTAGTGAAGGAAGAGTTGAAATTATCAAAATTCCTGATATTGAGTCGGTAAACTTTGGAAGAGGTGTTGGGTACGATATTATAGAACACATACCACCACAAGAAGTCAGTGAGATATCTGCAACTAATATTAGAGAACAAATGAAACAAGAAGGAAAATTATGATAGAAGATTATGTAGGTAAAGTAGTTAAAGGAGACTGTATTGAAGTTATGGCAAAAATGCCTGAGTCTTCTGTAGATTTGATTGTAACATCTCCACCATATGGTGTTGGTATTGCGTATGATACATTCGATGACGATATAGAATTTGAACAATACAAATTGTTTAGCGCTAGTTGGTTAAGGGAGGCTTATCGAGTATTAAAAGATGATGGGAGGATTGCAATGAATATTCCTTATGAGATTAACAGACAAGATAAAGGAGGAAGGATATTGATGGTGTCTGAACTTTGGCAAATCATGAAAAGTATTGGATATAAATTTTATGGTATTGTTGATTTAGAAGAAGAATCACCACATAGAAGTAAAACAACTGCTTGGGGTTCTTGGATGTCTCCATCGGCACCTTACATCTATAATCCAAAGGAGTGTGTTTTGTTAGCCTATAAGAAAAACCATATCAAAAAAGTAAAAGGAGAACCTCAATGGAGAGGTGATGTTATAGATGTAGAACAAGAAGATGGTTCGGTAAAAAAGAAAACGGTCTATAAAGATGATGACAAGAAAGAATTTATGGATTTAGTTTATGGTCAGTGGGATTATTTTGCGGACACTAAACAACTTACCAAAGCAACCTTTTCAATGGATATACCTGTAAAGGCAATAAAGATTTTAACATACAAAAATGATATAGTACTTGACCCGTTCGCTGGTAGTGGGACAAGCTTATGTGCTGCTGAAATTTGGAATAGGAGATGGATAGGTATTGAATTAAGTGAAACATACACCAAAATAGCTAAAGAGAGAGTTCAACATTTTGTTGATTTAAATAAACAAATGGAATTAGATTTATAATAAAAGGGTCATCTGACCCTTTTTTTTGTATCCATAGATATTTATATGAAAACATTTCATGCCTCAAATTATCATAAACCAACATCAATTGAATCTTATTTCAAATCAAATTATCAACCAAAATTTGATAGAGAAGTGGGAAAGGCTTTCTTCGAGTGACAAAGCTTTTGTAATTGAATTTTACAAAGTTCTTCATCCCGAAGAATCTAAAATGATTAATGAAGCAACAAAATGGAACACAGCGGCAGATTTTGTTGGATTAGTGGACCCAACAGGGATTGTAGATTTAGTGAACGGAGTTTCCTATCTACACCAAGGAGATAATTTATTTGGAATTTTATCAATAATTTCTGCAGTTCCTATCGTAGGTAAAATTATTGGAAAACCTTTAATGGGTTCAGTTAAAATTGGTTCAAAAGCAACAAAGGCGGCGGAAATTGCATTAGACGCGGCTAAGATTGGTAATTTTGCTAAGTCTGAAAAAATTTTAACAAAATTAGCGGCAGAACCAGGGGCTGTCGGTAAGATGGTAAAAACGGGAACTTCATGGGCACCAAAAGCCACAGAGTTTGTAGAAAAACTTCCAGCAGGACCATTTGGTGGACTAAAAAATACAATATTAAATTGGTTTGGATTATTTGGTAAGGCTAGTGAAAACAGTAAGTTTGTTACAAAAACTGCTGGTGAGTTAGCAACAAAGGTTGCATCAACAATATCAAAAGAAGAAAAAATTTCATTATTGTCTAAGTTTGCTGCTGACGCAAAAAAGACTTCGTTTTTCGACCCATCGAATTTCTACAAGACATCCAAAAGTATTACAAATTTATGGGGTGGAGTACCAAGATTATTCGGTAACAGAGAGGTTAGAGCTTTGATGAGAAAAACTAAATTTTGGTTAGGATTTTTGGACTGGGTTGGTATCGGAAACTTTGTTGGACCTGATGAAGCCGCTGCAAAACTTGGTGGGGAAGAAGAAATGCAAAAGAAAATTGCTGAGTATCAAAAAACTCCTGAAGCAAAAAAGTACTTCGACGAAGATTTCAAAGATGTTGAAGGAGAAGTAAAATCCGATGATTCGAAAAGTGATGACAAAGGGATTACTCAAGTGTTTTCTAAATCTGACGATAAAGAAGATTCATCGGACAGTGTTGAGCCATTAACATCAATGTTTAAATCAATGCTCACAGGAGCATTAGTATAATATATTTATTAAATAAAAAAAATGAAAGAAGAATTAACACTCAAACTAGTACAAATCCAATTACAATTCAAATTTTTGCATTGGCAGACATTCGGAGATGCAAAACATAAAGCATATGGTGAGATATATGATTCACTTGGTGACATCATCGATAAATTTGTAGAATCAATGATGGGAAAATATGGTAGAGTTGAATTTGACCCTGAATTTTCAATAATGTTTCAAGATATCAAATCATTAAGTGTTCAAAACTTTATGGATGGAATTACTGAATTTTTAGTTGGAATGACAGAACAATTAGATTCAAGATATGACACAGATTTGTTAAATTTAAGAGATGAAATATTGGGAGATATCAATCAATTGAAATATAGATTAACGTTGAAGTACTAAAAAGAAATTGTGAGAAAAAAATTAATTAAAGAGACGGGTATAAGAGATATTTCGGCTTTGAGAAAAAGATACCCCAAAGCCGAAATTTATTTTCACCAAGATTTAGATGGTGTTACCACTGCAATTGCGATGAAGAAATATTTGGAGGATAATGGAATCGACGTTGTTGATGCCCATATTATTCAGTACGGAGATAAAGAATTTGCGGTTAAGAAGAACGATGCTACAGGTGATGTGATGCCAGTCCTTGTTGATTTTGCTCATGGTAAACCAATGTTCAAGATTCACACAGACCACCACGATAAACAAGTTGGGGCTGAAAAAAATGCTTCAACATCTTTCAGACAAGCTCGTTCAAACGTAGAGACAATTTCTCAAGTTGTATCACCAAGAGATTTGTTTCCATCTTCAGACGTGTTATTAATTAATACCGTGGATTCTGCAGACTTTGCAAGACAAGGAATAACCGCGGATGAGGTTGTGAATTATATCTATAGATTAGATAAAGAAGCTCCACTTCAAAAAAACAAAATGTTATTAGGATTTGTTATCAACAAACTAATATTAGCATTCAAAAATAGACCAAAATTTTTAGAGTATCTTGTTATGGAGTCAGAACCATCTTTGATGAATATATTGAGTCACATTAAGGAATGGATGAAAAATACAAATGCACCAAAGCCAGAAGAATTACAAAAAAATGCGCAAGATTATGTACAACAAATGAAAGACTATCCAAGGGTTAGTGATAATATTATTTTCCAATATGGTGGGGGTAGTATGTATAAACCTGGGTCTTATGATAGGTATACCCCATTTAGAAATAATCCTGAAGCAGACTTTCTTATCATGTTATGGCCAATGGGATTGGTT